GCCCGGCACCGTGCATCTGCCGGACTGGGCCGACGGCGAGTGGCTGAAGCAGCTGACGGCCGAGCAACTGGTGACGGTCAAGAGCCGGCGCGGGTTCTCGAAGCTCGAATGGCAAAAGCTGCGCGAGCGCAACGAGGCGCTGGACTGCCGGGTCTATGCGCGGGCTGCGGCCTGGATCGCAGGCGCGGATCGCTGGCCGGAAACCCGCTGGGCCGATCTGGAAGACCAGCTTGGCGTGGCCAGCGCGGCGGACGCCGGTGCCGGAACCACAGGCGAGCCGCGCGCCGAGCGGCGGATGGCGCCGCGCCGACGCACGGTGCGGTCACGTTACATGGGGTGATCACGATGGCCACGGTGTTGGAGCTGCGCGCCCGCCGCGAGGCACTGGCCGCACAACGGTCCTCTGGCGTGGCGCGGGTCAGCTATGACGGCAAGACCGTGGATTATCGCAGCGTGGCCGAGATCGACCGGGCGATCGAGGCGGTGGATCGCGAGATCGCCGTTGCCGAGGGACGTCGCATCGTCCGCCATGTGCGCATTACGACTTCCAAAGGGCTGTAATTCATGGGGCTGTTTGATCGGTTTCGCCGTCCGGTCTCGGGCGGCCCCGCAGCCGTGCGCGCCCGCCTTGAAGGGGCGATGTCCAGACGCCGGTTGCGGGGCTGGAACCCGCCGCTGGAAAACATCAACTCGCTCGTCGCCTCCGGCGGTCCGCGCCTGCTGGCCCGCGCGCGGGAACTGGTCGTTACCAACGGGTATGCGGCGAATGCCTGCGAGGCCTTTGCGTCCAACATGGTGGGGGATGGCATCAAGCCTTCGTCGCTGATCGAAGACGCAAGCCTGCGGGACCGCGTCCAGCGGCTCTGGCTGGCCTGGACCGACGAGGCGGACGCGGACGGGCTGACCGATTTCTACGGCATACAGGCGATGGTGGCGCGCGAGATGTTCGTCGCGGGCGAGTGTTTCGTGCGGATGCGGCCGCGGCGGGCCGAGGACGGATTGCTGGTGCCGCTGCAGATGCAACTGCTGCAATCGGAAATGCTGCCGTTCGAGAAGACGGGCACAGCCTTGAGCGGCAATCGCATCCGCTGCGGCATCGAGTTCGACCTGATCGGCCGGCGCGTAGCCTATCACTTCCGTCGCCGCCATCCCGGTGACAGCACCGACCAGCGGGTCGCGATGCCTGAAACGGTGCGCGTGCCTGCCGAGGACGTGCTGCACATCTATCGGCCCATTGATGCGGGCCAGATCAGAGGCCTGCCGCATGTGGCCCCGGCCATGGTGCGGCTGTTCCTGCTGGATCAGTACGACGACGCCGAACTCGACCGGAAGAAGACGGCGGCGATGTTCGCGGGCTTTATCACCAAGACCGCGCCGGAAGATCCGATGCTGGGCGAAGGCGCCGGCGATCTCGACGGGGCGGCAATCGCCAGCCTCGAGCCCGGCACGATGCAGGTGCTGTTGCCCGGTGAGGACGTGAAGTTCTCGTCGCCTGCCGATGTCGGTGGCGGCTATGAGGCATTCCAGTACCGCACGCTGCTTGCGGTCTCGGCATCGCTGGGACTGCCGTATCACCTGGTCACCGGCGATGTGCGGCAGGCCAACTACTCGTCCTTGCGCGCCGAACTGGTCGAGTTCCGTCGCCGCGTGCAGCAGTTGCAGCACGGCGTGATCGCGCATCAGCTCTGCCGTCCCATCTGGGCGCGCTGGCTGGAAACCGCGCAACTGGCGGGCCGCCTCGACCTGCCCGACCCGGCGGCTGCGCGGATGGTGCAGTGGATCCCGCCGCGCTGGGACTGGGTCGATCCGCTGAAGGACATCCAGGCGCAGGTGCTGGCCATGGAGGCCGGCATCACCTCGCGGCGCAAGGTGGTCGAGGCCACCGGCTACGACGTCGAGGAGGTCGACCGCNNGGAGGAGGTCGACCGCGAGAATGCGGTGGATGCCGCGCGCGCCAAGGCGCTCGGGCTGCGCTACCGCACCAACCCCGGCGAGACACAGGGTGCGCGGGCAACACCGACCCAGACGCCGAAACCAGACGACGATGGCGACGGGTCCGCCGCTCAATCCGAACAGGAGTAAGACCATGAACACTTGGTACACGATCCGCGCCCGGGCTTCGGGAGCGGAAGTGCTGATCTATGACGAGATCGGCGCTTACGGCGTCAGCGCCAAGGGGTTTCTGGCCGAGCTGGGTGCGCTGCCGGACGACGCCCCCATCGATCTGCGCCTCAACAGCCCCGGCGGCTCGGTCTTCGATGCGGTCGCGATCCACAATGCGCTGAGCCGCCATGCCGGCACGGTCACCGTCTGGATCGACGGCATCGCGGCCTCGGCCGCCTCCTACGTGGCCATGGCGGGCGACGAGATCGTCATGCCGGAAAACGCCTTCCTGATGATCCATGACCCAAGCGGGCTTGTCATGGGCACGGCGTCGGACATGCGCGACATGGCCGGGACGCTGGACAAGATCGCCGCCAGCATGCTGCGCGGCTACGCCGCCCGATCCGGCAAGCCCGAGGACGAGATCGCCGCACTGATGGCGGCCGAGACCTGGCTCACAGCCGCTGAGGCGCTGGAGGCGGGCCTTGCCACGCGCATGGCGGAGCCGGTGCGGATCGCGGCCAGCTTCGATATCGCGCGCTTCCGCAACGCGCCGCGCGAGCTGGTCGAAGCGGTCGTGAAAATCGACGATGACACGGACGAACTTCGGGACGGCGACGGTCAGCCGCCCGAGACGGCACCGGCGCACGACGCTGATCCATTTGCAACCGGCGCGGATCCCGAAACCCCTTCGACGGGTTTTGCAGACGACAACACCCAGGTTTCGCCGCGCGATCCCGACAGCACTGTTGCCGCCGCCAACACTGCGCCCGACGCCACCGCGATCCGCGCCGAGGCCATCGCGCATGCCCGCGCCGTCATCGATCTCTGCCGCCTGGCGGGTCAGCCGCAGATGGCGGGCCGGTTTCTCGAAGAGAACGCGAGCCTCGACGCTGTGCGGGCCAGCCTGCTGGCCACGCGCGCCGAGGCCGCGCCGCAGATCGCCGGACATCACCCGCAACCCGGGCCGGGTCCGGCGACGCGCCCCTGGGGCGACGTCATCGCCCGCACGTTCAAACTGAAAGGATGATCTCCCATGACCACGTTCACCGAAGGCTCGCATCCCGGCGGTTTCCTGACCTGGGAAGCCTTCCGCGACTATACCCGAGAGACGATCACCATCGCTGCCGGCTCGCTAGAGCCCGGCACCGTGCTTGGCAAAATCACCGCCTCGGGCAAATACGCCGCCCATGACCCGGCGGCCGTTGATGGCACCGAGACCGCCGTCGCCGTGCTCTGGGGCAAGGCGGATGCCAGCGCGGGCGATGTCCCCGCCGTGGCCCTGATCCGCGGTCCCGCCATCGTCAATCAGCATGACCTCGTCTTCGCGGGCACGCCCAGCGAGGGCGAGATCACTGCCGCGCACACGGCACTGCTGGCAGTCGGCATCCTCGTGCGCTGACAACGCGCCACCTCAATCCCCATTCCTGATCAGGAGCCATCTTCATGGCCACCATGGACATCTTCGAAGGCGATGCCTTCACCATCATCGAACTCACCCGCGCACTCGAGAACATCCCGTTCAAGCCTGCGATCCTGTCGGGCGTGGGGCTCTTCGGTGCCCGCGGCGTGCGCGCCCGCACCGTGATGATCGAGAGCCGCGATGGCACGCTGTCGCTGATCCCGTTCTCCGAACGCGGCTCGGCCTTCGAGAGCCAGATCCCCGAACGCCGCGAGATGCGGGCCTTCGTGTGCCGCCAGTTCAAGAAGCAGGACGTGCTCTGGGCGTCCGAGATCCAGGCGATCCGCGACTTCGGTTCGGAAACCGCTGTGCAACAGGTGCAGACAGAGGTTGCGCGCAAACTGGGCCGGCTCCGGAACGACGCCGAGGCCACCTTCGAGTTCCACCTGTTCAACGGCATCCAGGGCGTGGTGAAGGACCCGCGCGATGGGGCGACGGTGATCAACTACTATACCGAGTTCAACATCACCCCGGCCACGGAAGTTGATTTCGACCTCGACAATGCCACCCCCGCATCAGGCGCGCTGCGCAAGCGCTGCCAGGCGCTGATCGAGAGCGTCGAGGATACGCTGGGCGGTCTGGCCGCCGGTCAGGTGCCTCTGCGCGCCGAATGCGGCTCGGCCTTCTTCGCCGATCTGGTGGCCCACAAGGAGGTGCGCGAGACCTATCTCAACACAGCAGCCGCCGCCGATCTGCGCGGGCGCGTGGGCGAGGAGGTCAGCTTCGGCGGCATCACCTTCCGCCGCTACCGCGGCGGGCTCGGCTTCGGCGTGCCGACGGACAAGGCGTATTTCTACCCCGAGGGCGTCGAGGGGTTGTTCGAAATCTACTACGCCCCAGCC